CGATACTTCTTGTCTTCAACGACACCATCCTCGTCTACTTTCGAATACCAACCATTGCTAGGCTTGACAACATGTCCTGACTCGAGAGCAATATCCAGTAGACCGCTCCACTTGCTAATGCCACCATCAAAAGATACAGAGACAGGTATTTTAGATTTTTCTTTAACATATCTACTTTTCTCTACGTTGATAATAAAATTGTAACCAGTAACTTCGGTTCCATCTTTCTCTTGCTGACGACCCAAGATGAAGATGTTATCAGCAGAGTAGTAAGAACCAGTGCCACCACCAACGATGTCCTTTGGATACAAACCAATCTCTTTATATGTATGGTTCACTACAACCATCGGAATATCTTTAAGAGTTAGGTGAGGTGTAACCATACGGAACAAAGACTTCATCTGCTTGGCACGAGACATATCTGCAACTGACTTACCATCCAATGCATCCTCAACTTCTTTCTTAGAAGCCAAGTTACCGATGGAGTCAATGACAATCATCAATCGCTCTCCTCGCTCGAGTCCTTGCAGTTGCTGCATGATGTCGAATTTGAGTTGTTCCACATCTGTAACAGGAGTATGGAGCACCCTGTCTGTGTCAATACCAAAAGAATCAAAATAAGACTGCGGAGTACCGAACTCAGAATCGTAGAATAAGAGTGCTGCATCTTCATACTTGTCCAAATAAGATTTTGCCATCAATAGGCTGAATGCTGTTTTGAAGTGTTTGCTTGGACCAGCCCACATTGTAAGACCTGGAGTAAGACCACCATCAAGACGACCAGACAAAGCCACGTTAATGACTGGGATGCTGGTTGGAATCATATCCTTCTTAGTGAAGAATTTGGAGTTAGCCAGAATAGCAGAGTCTTTGATCGTGCTATTCTTTTTAATTTTATCAAGAATACCCATAGTTATACCTTTAAAAATTCTAACAATTGTGTTTCGTTCATTGTACCAATTTGACGCTTAATTTCTTTTTCGTCTTTGTCTACAAGAACCATAGTTGGAACAGATCTAATATTAAACATCTGTGCCATCATAAGATTTTCATCGATGTTCACTTCTTCAATCGGCAGAGTAATCTTATCAGCTGCACCTTTAATGACCATAGTTAAACCCTTGCATGGTCCACACCAGTCAGCATAAAACTTTAATACTTTCATTTATTTCTCCACAACAGCGACGATATGTTCCTCATCGATAATGACTCGCTGTGCGTCACCAACTTTAACGACTTGGGCTTTGTTCCATTCAATATAAACTTTATCACCAACTTCTACCATAGTTACATCTGGTCCAATTGCAAGGACTGTACCCTGCTTAGAATCTCTTGCAGATGTAGTACCATCCAAAACGATTCCTGATTCAGTGGTCTGGTTCATCTTGTTTTCTGCAACAAGAACCTTTTTCTTCAATGGTTTAACTAACATTTATTCTCCTAAAATAATATTATACACTATGTATAATTACAAGACAATTATGGATTCTTCTTTGAATGTGGTACATCAAAGACGAATGTAATTCGAGTGCAATCACCTATGTTCTCAGTTCCATGCATCAGTTTATTATTGAACCAGAGTAGAGTTCCAGGTTCGACATCTACATGTTCATCGCCACAATAGTATCTGTATCTTCCCTGAATGGATAGATGGTAACGATCTCTTGTAAGATAATATGATCCATGATCAATATGTTTTTCTACACGCTCACCAACTGGCAATGCTAAAAACCCACAACGACTAAATTTTTTAAAGTGTCTCTTAACGAATGATACGATTTCTGTGTGATGGTTTATTGCTTTAGTTGCAATACATATCTCACTGTTACCAACAAAATCATCTTTACTAGTAACACCACCAATAACTAATTGAAGTGTACCAACTGGTGCGAATTTCCATCCCATTTCAGTTGAGTCTCCAATATTATCAATCCTCTTTTGATGATCCCAATCATCTGGGTATTGATGAAGTTGTTTCAGTATCTTTGAAACATTGATTCCAGTTTTGATAATTCTGATATTGTTCATACTCTTGGTCCAAGTATCCAACCAACTAAACTTTTTCTAAATCCACTTGTCACAGGTGTTACCTCATGGAACATTCTAGAATCGAAGAAGGTTATTGATCCATATTTCTTGTTTGCTGTATATGTAGTGTTTCCATCATACACTAAAAGTTCTCCACCCTCATACTCTTCTGGTGCAGACAACTGCATAGAAAATGATAGTGATCTTGTCAATGCTGCATCAGTCGGAGCAGTATCTGGATGAATACCATAGAATCCATTATATTTTGAATCATATTCTGAATACTGTAGGTGTTCTATACCATATAAAATCTTGTTGAAGTTAGTCATATTCACATGATGAATTGCTGTGCACAACTTGTTGTAAAGAAACTCATATTCAAAGAAATCTAAGAAACAAACATTAGATTTTCTGCGTTCATGTGCAGCAATAACCATAGAGTTGTATTCTTCTTCATCTTTTGGACCACTATCTCCAATCATAGCAGCACTCGGCTTCTCTGTGTTCAAGCGACTTTTAATATACTCCAATTCCTCTACATCAAAAAAGTGATCCACAGATAAGACAACACGTCTTTCTTTTATGTTTATCAGTGGGTAGTATGAATGTTCAGCCAAAGAAATCCTCCAATGAACTTTCTTCTTGAGTCTTCCAACCTAGTGGTTCGATTACAATCTGAAGGGCATCAAGGAATACCTTTTCAAATTGTTTGTCATAATCTATGTATGGTTCTAATCCAAACTCTTTTGGCAGTTGTTGAGGGAATGCAATGACATCTTCTTGCAGAGGATTGGGTGTTTGAACATAAACAAATTTAATCTTGTCACCATCTCGAATTGCTTGGTACTTTCTATCTAGTCCCAGCTTTTTGGTATAGTGGTTATACAGCAAAGAACCACGGACGTGGATTGGCGTACCCTTCGCATAGATTGGTGAACCAGCATACTGTTTAATGCCATTTACACCACGAGGGAATGCTATGTCTTCGATCGGTAGTTTGATAAACTCTTTTTTAAACTCTGTGACATACGAATGTAGTTTCTTTTCGTCGCCCGAGAGAATAACTTGTAACGAATCCTTGAGTTTGTCACGAATAACAGCAGGTGTACTCGACTTGACCATTTCCAAGCCCATAACTTTGATCTTAGGTTTCTCATACTGCACACCTTCTGAGTTGTGAACATTAATAACATATCGCTTTTTGGCAGTCCAGATGGCTTTGTCAGCAAGAACCTCTCGCTTCATCTGCATCTTCTGGCTGTAGGCATTCATATAGTCAGCCAACTCTTGGTAGCCTGTATCAATGAATGGTTGGAAAACATCTTCGCAGATCTTATCCATAAACTTAATCTTCTGCTCTGTAGTCTTACCTTCGCAGGTACGTTCAACCAACTCTTCAAGAGTCAGATAGATTGAGTCAGTATCAATCGCAACTACATAATCTTTACCCTCAGTCTTCAATGTCTTGTTCATAAAGGCATTAAGTTTGTTTGCCATCCAACGAATAGACAACTGACCAGAAGTGGTAATACCTTCAGCCATACGAATATCGAAGTAGCGGAAGTACTGGTTACCCATGGCACCATAAGCAGAGTTCAATGCAATCTTCATCGCCATCTGCAGGTTGTTCAAACGTGAGATATCTTTCAGCAGGTGCTTCTGAGACTTATCCTTCTCGTATTCCTGTTGAACACGCAGCATCTGTTTCTTAAACTTCGAACGATTGACATACATCTGTTCCATCAACTCAGGCATAAAACCTTTGATGTCTTTGCGGTAAGTCCAACCATTGGCAGTGAGTGATAAATCTCTACGCTTGAGATAGTCTGTATCAACTTCTTTGTTGAGCAACTTGTCGACAGTAACAGAAAACTTCTCGGATGTAAGAGTCTCTGGACTGATGTTGTACTGCATAATCAAGTGAGGATACAGACTGTTCAAGTCAAACGAAACCATCCACTTGTGCATACCAATCAGTGGGTCTTTAACAAACGCACCTTCAAACTGAGCATCCTTACCAGAAACCGACTTTGCAGGAATGACAATGTTCTTGGCACGAAGGTGATTGTAGATGATAGTGTCCCACATACGAACCTGTGAATAAACATCCTCTGGGTTGATCTTGGCATTGTAAGCCATAGTCAAATGCAGTTCCAACAAACGCATCTTGTCTTCGAGTTTGTCAACCAACTCTACGTCGTGGATGTTATACTCAACAAACTGTTGCCAGTAGTTAGTATAAAAATCTTTGAAGTCATCTCCTGGATTATCTTTCTTGCGATCACCGAGTTCCTGTTCAGCAATGTAATCCAACTTGTATGATTCTTGTTTGGTGTATGTATACTTTTTGTACAGTTCAAGATAATCAAGCTGAGAGATACCAATGATGTCGTAGTGAAGTTCTTCGTTACCCTTAATGAAGGTCTTACGCTCGTTGATCAAACCCCATGGTGAGATTTTGTTGGAGAAAGACTCACCAAGTTCTCTGTCAATTCTACGGATTAGATACGGCACGTCAAAGAAGTCAGTGTTCCAGCCAGTGATGACATCTGGATAGTTATCCTGCCAGAACATCATAAACTCTTTCAAGAGATGTTGCTCGTCACGACATGTGATGTAAACCACATCATCACGATTGTGCACGAATGGTTTAGAACCAAACGTGATGATACGC